TACATGCCTAAATCGAAGATAGATGAGATGAATAACGCTCGTAAGGAAGATGCTTATAAACACCATGAGATATATGCCTCTGCATTTGGATCGGTATCTATAGGAGCTTTTAGGTAAATGAATGTCAATTAAACGCCTATCTTTGTTGTAAATAAAATTGAATAATCATGGAAGTGTTTAATAGAGATCATTCGTTTCCAGCAAAAGGAGCGTTATTAGGATTACCTCCTCAGGCTATTTCCACGAAGAAAAAGAACAGGAAATGGAAGGAGGATTGTATGGACGCTCTTGAGACGATAGGGTTGAAACAGTATGATCGTAACCAGATGTACCGTGACTATTATCTGATGGCGGATGGTAAGTTATCTTTTATGGAGATGGCGGATGTTATCCCTCAGTTAAGGAACGTGCAGAAGCTAAGGAGCGATATAAGGATACCTTCTTTCTTGAAGCATTATGATATCATAGGTGGTATCGTAAACGCCTTTGAGGGATGGCTGACAAACCTACAGGATAAGTATACGGTTAATGAGGTAGGTGATATGGCTATAAGTGAGTATGAGGATACGATGTCAAACTTACTTCATCGTCATATACAAGAACAGTGGGATATTATCGTCAATCAGCGTCTTGTGGAGGCTGGTCTTGATCCTACGTACAATGAGTTTAACTCTGAGGAGGAGCGTCAGGCTTATGTTCAGCAAATCCAACAGGCCAAGACGTCTATGACCCCTGATGATATCCAGAGGTTCATGAGTACCAGATGGAAGACGCAGGCGGCGGTATGGGGGGATCATACGATCGAGGCTGACCGTAGCCGGTTTTATATGGATGAGCTTGACAGGGAGAATTACCGGGATCGTCTTCTTAGCGGAAAGATGTTCCGGAACCATTTCGTTGGCTTCGACTATTATCGTCCGGAGGTATGGAGTCCGATGGAGGTTTTCCATCCTGATGTGAAATACCCGCAATATGGATCTTATGTAGGCCGTCTTCATTATTACGAGGGTGTTGAGTTGATATCAAGATACGGCCATAAGATGACGGCCAAAGACAAGCGTCGGATTATGGGAGGTGACGATGATTATGAGGGATGGGTATCTAATGACGGTGCTAGGTATGATTGGAAGAAAAAGAAACCGTCTATTACCGGTATGTATGAGAATGAGGTTATTCCATGGAAAGGATACCATGACTATGAGTCTATAGTCGCCGCTGAGGACTATTATGGTGTGCCGATGGGAGAGTACCATACCTTCGGACCTGACGGGGAGGAACACACCCAACCCCGCTTCTTGCCCCGCTTCCATCCCTTTGGATATTTCAACTCCGGTATGGCCGATGGTAAGAGATATGAGATAGACTCTCGCCTTTTTAGGGTTATGGAAGGATATTGGGTATCCATGAAACCGGTATTCTTAATAACTTATATGACAGAGACCGGGATGGTTGATCAGGAACTTGTAACCGATGAGTTGCTCCCGGAATTCTTGGAGAAGAATGGCATAAAGAAAGTAAAGAGGGTCATGGCAGAAGCCGTCAGTGATCCTGAGGTGAACACCTATATCTTGGAGTATGTCCCTGAGGTTAGGTTTGGCGTTAAGATCACCGGAGGTAATTTAATGGATAAGCCTATATATATCGGTGGGGATCCAATACCTCATCAGATACATGGTGACAGCAGTCTGTATGATTATGTCATTCCGGTTTCTGGATTTATAGGGTCTAGTCTCGCTGATCGCATACAGCCGTTCCAGATGATGTATAACCTTGCTATGAACCAGCTATACAACAACGCCGAGAAGGAGATCGGTAAGTTCTTCTTAGGCGACCTGGGATTCTTGCCTACGGAATATAAGGATATGATGGACAAGAAGGGTGCTTTAGCTACTTTTATGCAGATCGTTAAGTCCGTCTCATTTATGGGTGTAGGTGGTAATGACACAAACAATCCTTACCAGAATCCGCAGATGAGCAGCATATATAATCAGTTCGGTGTATATGATCTTACTAATACGGATCAGATAAGATCCCGTATGGAAATGGCGTCTTACGCCTATATGATGGCTTATAGGATGATAGGTATATCCGAGCAAGCGATGGGTCAGTCAACTAGATACGAGAGTTCTACGGGCGTAAAACAGGGAGTTAACGCTACTATGCTACAGACCCAGACTTACTTTAATGATTTCGATGACTTCAAGAAACGGACATTGGATATTCATCTAGCCGTGGCTCAAGTATGCCAGAAGGAAGGATACGATTGGACCGTGATGTACAGGAACAGCGATCTGTCCTTGGCTTACGTCAGTCTTACGGATAATAGCTTGTCGTTACGTCATCTTAATGTTATGGCTGTCTCTAATTCCAAGAAACGTCTGGAATTGGAGAATTTGAAACAATATATATTACAGACAAATACGTTAGGTAATGACTTACTTGATATCACTAGGATGATGAGCGCCAACTCAACGGCTGAGATGAATCAGATCGGAAGGGATGCTAGATCTTACGCCGATCGTGTAAGGCAAGAAGAATACCAGAATCAACAGCGACTTGTCCAGCAGCAAGCCGAGGCCGAGCAACAGGCACGTAATGATGAGCATGAGAAGGATAAGGAGCTGGCTTATATCAAGGGCAACTTCGACTTAAGGGGTAAGAGCATAATGGCCGCCGGTCAAGCGGCTAGGACCGAGAACAACTCTGAAGGCATGGATTATGTCGAGGCTATGGCTGATAGGGCTTTAAGGGAAAGAGATCTTGATATCAAGGAAGAGGAGATGAGAACCAGACAGGCTAACGCCGAGGCTGAGCGAAGATCTCGTGAGGAGATAGAGAAAAGAAAGTTGGAATTAAAAGAAAAGGAGATAGACGCTAGAAACAAACGTTCTGATACAGATAGGTTTACGTCAATAATAAACAAGAATTGATTACAAGTTTTGTAAATATTTTTACAAAATCTGTAATCATTTTGGCGTAAAATTCTGTCATATACTATAATGGGTTTGATTTAATTGGTAATTGGATTAATAATACTTTTGTAAAAAGCAAAAAAGGAAATTGTATGAATGACATGGGTGATTTCGCTAAGGGTTTTAAGACCATGAGTGTCGAGGAACTTTTTTATCGTGGTGACGGTGATGGCGATAAGAATAATATCGAGGGTAAATATGATAAGGATGGTAATCCTATAGGTGATACCAAGGAAGAGCCTGCCGACGGCGGAGCGGCTGAAGGTGGCGGGGATAAGGGCGGCGACGCTACCAACCCAGACCCGGATTCCTTTGGCGAAGGCGGTACTGATAATAATAACGTGGTATCAGTGTTTAACGGGAAATCTTTCTTGGAGAAGATGGCCGCTAGAGGTATCATCGACAGTATCGATAACCTTGATATTATGGTAGATGACAAGCCAGTCGATCTTTCTACTATCACAAAAGAAGATGATTTACTTGATATAGTGGAGGGGTTGATCAAGGATAAGGCCGATGAGTTGTTGAAGGATAAGGTTGATACCGGTTCTATGTCTGACTTTATGAAGAAGATGATAGAGGTGGATAAGGCTGGAGGTAACGTAGGTCAGCTTCTAAACCAATATCAGAACATTCAGGCGCCGTTGGACAACCTTGATATGAGCAACAAGAATGATCAGCTTGCGGTCATCCAACATTATTATAAGATGTTGGGTATGCCGGAAGACGAGATAAAGGATAATATGGAGATGATGATTGGCAAGGGCGATGAGTTCATTGAGTCCAAGGCAAATAAATTCCATGATATCCTGAAAAAGGAGATGGATAACCTTATCGAGGAGGAGAAGAAAAAATCCGAGAAAAGGAAACAGGAGTTGATTGAGCAGATGAAGATCTATAAGAAAGGTCTTAAGACGTCTATAAGCTCAGGATTCCAGTTGACTGACACGATGATAGGTAAGGCTGTCGATTTCGTTACCAAGCCGATAGACAATCAAGGTCATACGGCTATAGATAAAGCTTATTCGGAGGCTATCAAGAATCCGGACATGGCCGCTGATCTGGCTTTGTTCTTGATGAATAAGGACGAGTTCCTTAAACAGAAGACTAACAAGGCTAAGATGGAGGTCAATAAGAAGACCATCACTCTTCTTTCTGGCAATAAGGGAGGAAAGCAAAATAAGAATAATATCGATAATGATACTATAGAGGCTAACTTCCTTGATCTAAGTGGATCAAAGAGTGTATAACGTTTAAATATATTGAAAATGAATCCGTTTCTTACAAAAAGTTTCCCGGCTACCGTGAATGGCGATAACGTTATTGCCTTCACCGATGCCAAGAACTATAAGACTTCGCTCGTAGAGCATAACTTAGGCTCATTGGCGAGCTGGTATTATGAGGATCCCGACAAGAATCATCTAGGTCTGTTGAACTTGTTCTCTAATATCGCCAACTACCCTGTTCCGATGTATATGGGTATGATTAATAACGGTGCTACGATCTCCGTTAACGGTATTGGAGCTTCTTTCCGTTATGATTTACCTGTTACAAAGACATTCGCTGTCGTTACGGCTGAGGATACTTCAGGTCATCATCTAAAACCGGGTATTGACGGTAGTTTGTTTGATATCGTTTTGAATACCTCTGAGTTTACGGCTTATGATGTCATCACCTATGACGCTGCTAACGGCTGTAATATCCTTATCTCAGG